TACTTGGGTCATTTTATACTGCCTTTATAAAATACATATATTGAATATTAATTGTCATTGTTTTCATATTGCCCATAATAATTCTTTTATTATATTGAACTCTTCTTCTGTATATTCTTTGTCATTTATATACCAAAATTTATCACCATTAGTATATTCAATGGCAGGACCATCGGTTCTATGAAATTCGCCATTTAGAAACCAAAGTTTATCACCACCAGCCCATTCAACAGCAGGCCCATCGACTCTATGCCATTTGCCATTTATACACCAAAATTTATCTCCAAAATTATTTATTATACACTCTGCACCATTTCCGAGATCTATTGTTTCCATTTATATAGCCCATAAAACTTCTTTGATTATATTAAATTCTTCTTCTGAATATTCTTTGCCATTTATATACCACTCTTGACTACCATCAATATGTTCAACAGCAGGACCATCGGTTCTATGAGGTTTACCATTTAGATACCAACATTTGGTACCATTAGCACCTTCAAAAGCAGGTCCATCTGTTCTATGATGTTCGCCATTTAGATACCAATATTTACTATCATTAGCACGTTCAATAGCAGGTCCATCGGTTCTATGAAGTTTGCCATTTAGATACCACCATTTATTACCACTAGGCCACTCAATAGCAGGCCCATCGGTTCTATGGAGTTTATCACGGAGATACCAACGTTTAGTACCATTAGCATCTATTATATATTCTACGCCATTGCCAAGATCTATAATTTTCATATTATAACATCCACAAAACTTCTTTGATTATATTAAATTCTTCTTCTGAATATTCTTTACCATTTATATACCACCATTTATCACCATTAGCATATTCAACGGCGGGCCCATCAACTCTATGTAATTTGCCATTTATCCACCAAGATTTACTTCCATTAGCATCTTCAATAGCAGGACCATCGGTTCTATGTCGTTTGCCATTTAGATACCAACATTTGGCGCCATTTAAATGATAAGTTGAATGATAAGAATTTCCATCCCCACCATATATTTTTAGTTGGGCTCCGTTGCCAAGATCAATTATTTTAACTTCCATTATACTGTGCATAAATCTAAATATTGTTTAGATATATTTGACCAATCAAATTTTTGATAAACTTTTTCTCTATCTTTTTCTATAACAGCATTCATTGTTTCAAAATTATTATAAGCATATCGTAGTTTATCTACGGCGTCATCAATTGATGGCTTAAACCATAAGGCTGAACTTTTCTGCTCCCAATACATGCTCTTAGGATTCGCTTGCTCTTCTTTACCATCAATCAAAAGCGAGTTATCTGCATTGAGAAAATCCAATTGGCCACCATAATTCGGTGCGATAGCTAATTTGCCAGCCGCTATTGACTCCAATGCGACATAATAAAATGCCTCGCAAAATGACATTGTAAATGTAGCATCAACACTTCTATACAAATCGGACATATCTACAATAAAATTTGATAATATTTTTACTTCACCATGTTTTGGAAATTTTTGTCTAAAATCATTTAAGCAATCATTTAGTGATATATCAAAAGTATTTGTAGGCTTTCTTTCTTTGGCTTTTAGGATCAAGCATACGTCGTCAGCAATATTAAACGCTGATCCGTACGCTGTCAAGAGTCCGGGGATATTTTTTCTTATGTGATTTTGAGCGATGTTCGCAAGTATTTTAAATTTTTTATTTGTTGGCAATTGAATTGTTGAAGTTTTCTTATAATCCATCGCGTCTATACCGTGCGGAATTATTTTAATTTTATTTTCAGGTATATTAGATTCTAAAAAAACTTGCTTTGCAAATTCTGATGGTGGGCATAATACATCGCAATTATTATGGTGTTTAGCGAAGCCATTTGGCAAAACATTTTTGCCTTTAAATTCGTAGCACCATATACCAATTCTATTTTTTTTACCATGGGAAAAATAAATTGGAAAATTTTTCATGCTAGTATATGAAATTTGCGCATCATAATCGTTGCTCGGAACTCTGCCAAATACTTTTGGTTGGTTTTCCTCAACATATCCAATAAGATTGGGTTTCAAGTCATCTGGAAAATGTTCTATACCATTTGTTGAAAATATCTCAACTTCATTATTTAATAGTTTTAGTCCTCGCGCAATTCCACGACCCGTCGTTGACCAGCTATGGTTGCTACCCATAAATTGCTGCATTTTTATCTTCATGGCTGATGATATAACACGGCAAATTTATTTTTATTTGAAAAATAATTTTAGGAAATAAGCCCTAACAAATTTTGCATCTGCGTGGTTCCAACAGTTAATGGTTGGTTCGTGAAACCACCCTTTTTCAAGTATACATCGATCTGTATTTTCGTGATAGATGTTGGCGACACAGGATATTGAAATAAATTCGCGAAGTTTATTCTCAAGCAGCCAGTGGTGTCATCAATATACACGCCCATCCTACCATCAACAAGAACGCCATAATAACCATCAATCATATCATAACCGTCTAATTGTGGAAAGAACGATTGAACTGCAACTGAAAATCTTACTTGATTATTTGCTATTGCATTTACTGGAACGACTGAATAGTCTGCGAAACGCATTGCCGGATAACCAAATCTTGTAATTCCATTACCATTTCCATTATCTGCTACGAAATAATCAAATATATTGATTGTTTGGTCCGTTCCCATAACTGATGGAGGTATTTCAAGTGTAAGAGATCCTACCTCAAAATCTACTTTATAGAAAGAGCCATCGGGGCGTCTCAAATCACCTTTACCAATAATTATATCATTTGGCGCAAATACATTAGTAATACTTGTATTATATGCATCTGTATTTGATAATGGATATGTTTGGTAAGTAATGCCTGATGGAGTATGAACGGGAGGCGGAACAGTTGGTAAAGGATCTGTAAATATAGTTGGTATTGGTGGTGTTCCACTACTTGCTGCAATTAGATAATCTTCCCATGTAAATTGTTTTGTTATAATAATTGGAGTTGAGTAGAGTTGAGTATAGCCATCAATAAATACTTCGTTTTGAAGCGTGGTGTCATTTAGGAAAATATCTTGAGGAGTGTGTACTGTAGTCGCTCTACTCAAAGAAGTTGATGGGAAATCATCCGCCCTATCAATAAACTCTTCGAGCGTAAATCTCAATACATTGAATTGTGTTCCAATTAGTGATGATGGGTAAAGTGTTGGAGGGAACGTATCGCCAGCAATTGCCGGTGCATTATTCAAGTATTGAGAAAGTAAATATCCGTCTTCCTCTGTGATTTGTCCGTCTTGATTTATATCGGCGCGTAAAATTTGCAATATACTATCTGATGATGGATAATACAATTTGCTTATGTTGATATAACCATCATAAGTGATGCCATTTATTGTTTCATATCCATTAATTGAGAATTGACCAACATTGAGCGAGCTTGACGATGTTTGGATTAGAAGATTGTAATTTCCTATTCCACGTGGGAAATATCCATCTGGGCCCGGAGCTGCGGTGTTTGTAAAATTAGTTGATTGACTATTGAATACCGCTTGTCCAGGATTGGTTGGGCTTACACGCAAATAACCGTCTGACGCTGACCAAACTGCATAGTTATTATTTGATGGATCAAGGATACTAAATGTAATTGGAACGAATAAATCATTTACGAAGCCGTTTGTATAAACAGGATAACCATTAGATACTGTGTAATATCCGTCGACTGAACTCATTTGAGTTGTTGCTGGCGGCGATGAATTTAGGCTGGCGCCGAATATATTTTGCATAAGAGCTAAATCATTTTGAGTAATAATGCCGTCGCCATCAACATCACCATAAATCATGGTAATTAATTCTGTCTTTGCTATTCTGTAATTGATTGCTGCGTTATATCCATCCGGAACTATTTGAGCTTCGTTGAAATCGCCATTATCAAAATTTGCAACAAGCGCTTCAACATTTACATCGTATCTTGGATCGCTTGAATTGGTGATTATTGGAAGAACTAATTGATTCTCAACGTAAGTCCAACCATGGATAGCTGCGTTTATAGTTTGCGGGCCAGCATTAGACTTTTGATTTTCGTCTTCGATAACACCGACTACAAATGGTTCGGATGCTGTTTGCAAATTTTGCAATCCTAGCGCATTAACCAATGTAAGGGTTGGAACGAATTGTTGAAGTGAATTGACGAGGTTGCCCGTTCTTTGATCTTGGACTTGACCGCTTGGGAGCGTAGTAGCTTGAAGTACTCCATAATAAAGGCTATTGCCAAAGAATGAAATGCTGTCAAGAGAATAATCAACTTGTGCGCTTGTTGTGGTGTCAAGTTGAGTCTTTGGGACTACGATGCCTTTTCCTGTTTCATATGCCTGCCCATCAGTGATTTTTGCAGCGTCGTGAAATACTCTAAACCATAATTCCTGATCCGCATTATCCGTCCAAGATGTGCCAGAAAAGATGGATACTCGCGATGTTGTGCTATAGCTTCCGCCCGTTCCAATAAGAAAATCACATACATTGGCTGCCCCTTGTCTCTTTACTGTAAATGCGTAATATTGGCCCGGAATAATTACGCTACCGCCTGCCACTGATGTATTGCTAAATACGAAATCGACTGGTTGAAGATTTCCATTTAGTATGACACCCTGGGCGGATAAGTCTGTATATTCATAAGATAATTGAGCTAATGGAATATTTGACGGATCGTAATCGATAGCAAGATCTGGTACTATATCTGTTGCGCAATTTACAGTTGATTGAAGTGGGTAAATGCTAACAACTAAATCGCCAGTCCAAACTAAATTGCTTGGTTGAGCAAGATTTTGCACACCAAGAAGAAGTGTAATTTTTTGAATATTATTTGTTGTGGCTAAAAACTTTTCACCAACTTGGGTTGTAATATCGCCAGCGCTTATGATTGTATTTTGTAAAACACCAGTAGAAATATTTAGACTATCCACACTGTATGTATTATATGGCGCAGGAATGTTGGCAAGAGATGTGGTTAGGAAAGTTTGAAAAGTCATACCAGCTGGAACGAAGAAATCTCTCCAAAATAAACTTGGTTCAACATCTTGCGAAACCATGATAGGATCTCTTGAAACGAAAAGTTGTTGAGCATCTTTGATAACAATTCTTCCGCCAAGATTGAAAGATTGAGTTGGCAAACCACTAAAATCATTAGTCAAAATAAGAAGCACTCGCACATAATGCTTTTTTGTTATTTGACTTTCATTCAAATAGAATGTAAATGTATCATATTGAATATTATCATTGAAATCTAAACCAATTATAGCAACTTTTACAGTTCTTTTGCCGGCAACAAGTGAATCTGACAACGAAACTTCAAGTTGATTACCGTAATTTGTATCTGATGGTTGATTAGATGGTGTAATGGCGTAGCCGTCAAACAATCCATTGTAAGTATTTGAATCAAATAAGATATTTGGAGTAAGCGTGTTGAGCACCACACCATTACCGACCTGATTATTTATGAGGCTGGTCGTAATATTATTGACATATGATTGTTCGAGATTTAGATCATCTGAATCTAATTGCTCGCTGTCAAAGAATAAGTTTTGCTGTGATGATATTGGAAGTTTTATTGTCATTGTATCCTATTTCTAATCTATATAGTTGATATATACCCTTGATACGCCAGGTTTTAACACATTTATCAAAGTTTCTAAAATATTTTTTACAATTGGGCTACTACTTACATATTCAAAATTATCGAAAACATTTATTGTAAAATCATATAAGCCTGAGTATTTATTGATAAGTGTAATGAAATCAGTGTTTTCCACAACCATGGTGTCGAAGTTCAATAGTAAGGTAGTGTAAAGATCCTTTGTGACTGGGAATGCCATGCTGGTGTTAGAGTTGTAATTTACATCAATACTGTCTCCGAATGGTGCGAACACCGGACGAGCTATATTAGATATGCGGAAATTTGATATAAGGGCTGCCGCACCATATTCTTTTGTATAGTCGCTTCCAATATAAAGTTCGCCAAGATAATCCTTGAATGCAATGGCTGCTTGGATGTTTGAGCCAACGCCGGAGAATGTTGAGCCGAAGATAAGAGGTTCGCCAAAGAGTAACCCTTCTCCGAATAACACGTTTCCTTGCTCATAACCGTCCACCAAAAGGCGCACCGAGTTATTGACGGACAATGTGCTATTGACAACGAAAGACGCTTTTACGCGATGCCAGGTGCCCTTTGGCCATATAATTGGAGAACGAACAACATAATCGATTCCACTAGCATGAACATCGAAGTTGATATAGCCGGTAGGATCCTTGTAAATGGAAATTCTGTCGCCTTGAAGTCCTGATGGAACATAAGTAACGATTACTGGTGTGTTTTGGTTTGGAAGAGGTCTATTCAAAAGAATGGTTTGGGTAGTTGCGGTTAGAGGTAAAACCTTACCACCAGCGAAGTAATCAATGCGTTGGTTGCCGAATTGAGTCTTGACGCTAATGACTTGGCCAATGTTTTGTGGAATTTGAACTGACACATCGTTTATGCTTATTGCTTTCTCAATTTCAATGCCGGCAGCATCAAAGTAAAATCTATAATTTGGATCATTGCCTGTGTCGAAAAGAGGGTTGACCCAGAATTCTATTGTACCTTGACCCTTTGAGTTGAGGATGCCATTATTTTCAATAATGATTGGATTATCAACGATGTAAAGGCTTTGTGAGAAGTTATCATTTACAGCTTCGCTGGCTTGAATGAAATGCTTGCTTGCCGTAATATAATAGGAAGCATCATTGACGAATGGGAATGCGTCAAAATGAGCAAGAGTAAGTGTATTAGCATTAGGTTGTAATTCAACAAGAGAGTTGAAATCCTTTGTGATGGTTGTGGTGTTGCCTGCCACCACTTCGCCAACTCTTGTGTCCGTAAGCATCGTGGAAGTGATATTGACTTCATCCAAAATGCCGTTGAGCAAACCTTTTCCATACATGTTGGTGCCAAGGAACATATTGCCGCTCACTGGGCTGAACTTGATAGCAAGATAAGTGTAGAAATCGAATTCGTATGGACCAGATTGTAATGGATATGGTTGAAGGGCGTAAAGAACACCAGCATTTGGAGAATATTCAAGAGTGAATAATCCGTTTTGCAAACCGCTTCGATATGTGGTTGCACGAAGAACTTGATAAGCACCATTCGTAAATGGAGTTAGTGTAGAACTAATTGTTGCGCTAAAATGATCGGCTGAAATACCAAGGATTTGGTATGTTCCTGTGGCATTGACTGGTGATTGAATAAGTATATAGTTGCCTACATCAATAGCGCTGAAAAATCCATATGCATCCGTAATTACATTTGTTCCGGTGCCATATAAGTTTGTCCCGCTTCTCGTTGGGTAGCTGTAATTGATGATTGGATAAATGGTTGTATTATTTTCTGGATAAGTGATTGGATAACGCTCTTGAATTTGCAGCGTACCAAATGATTGAGTTTGGCTTATAGCATAACCATCAAATGTTATATTTGTAATTTCATCAAATTGATTTATTGTGTGCTGTATGCCAGGACAACTAAAGGAAAGAGTTTCGATGATATTGCCGATGTTATTATACCCATCGATTGTAATCGTAAAACCATATCCATCAGTAGTATTGAAATTTATATTGGATGTTGATAGTTTGGCTGATATTGTTCTGCCTGGCCCGCGCATTGGCGAAATGGCAGTGATGGATGGTTGATAGAATGTAGATGATTGCGATATATTATTCGCATTTGAGAATTGATAACCATAATTAGATAAATAACCGTCCAACATGCAATAACCATCAGCATAAGCATTTTGTTGTGGGTTGTTTGGATTTACCAAGTTCGGTGGGTAAAGTAAAGTGTTCTGAAGTAAGACGTGATAAATATCGACTGTGTCAAGATTGATTGGTGCAGGCATTCTTGTTTGAATGACATTGCTGGTGTTGCTCCATTGGAAGAAGCTTTGTCTAATTCTTCTGTGATTTAGACCCAATGTATTTATGAGAACAAGATCATTGGCATAAACATTGTTTATTAGAGTAAGAACATTGTTGTAATAGCCATCTTGCGTAATAGTGTACGATGGTCTCAATGCATTTACGCCCGGTATTTCAACTGGTGTGTTAGGATAGATAAGATATGTTAGCCCATAGCCATCAACCGGCATCTTGTCGTTTAGAGTTAGCGAGTACCCATCAACATTTAGTATTACATAATTTTGTGCAAATTGGGTATAGCCGTCAATTACGATTAGGTAGCCTGGTAAAATTGGTGGGTTGAAGTTAGCGAAATCATTTGATATTGATTGAACGGTATTTGATCCTTGAACAACAATCAAATCATTGACAAACATTTGTTCGCCATTATCCAATGGAGATAATGTTGATACGGCAATGTTTGGATAAAGATTGATTTCCGTTTTTACTATAAGGGCAGTTTGATTGATAACGAATTGACCATTTGTCAATGTTGCTGGCATTGGCAAATTCAATGTAAGCGACTGTCCATTTATTTGTGATATTGAATATCCTGATGGATTGAAGCCTGGCTCATTTATTGTTATGATGTTTCCAAGAGCAAGATTATAGGCTGTAAAATTGATTGACGATGAAACAATATTGGACCCTATTGAAGTTGCCAAATCAATACCTTGAACTATGTCGTATGGAACTGCGCCAACAATTTCTTCTGGATCGATTGTTCTAAACTTTTCGTGAAGATATGGACCTACTCTGCTACCGTAGGAAATAATATTTGGAACTTCCATACCATCGATAAACAAATGCAATTCATCCATTCCTAATTTTGAGTCGATTGTCCATGACGCTGCTACTTGATGCCATTGATTTGCTTGCCAATTAGAAACATTGGCTGAAATGTTATATGATTTGTTATACTTATCGAATACGCGAAGACTTACATAACCGCTTGGATCTTTGTAAATAGATACCCGCTCTTGATTTGCCTTTTTGCCAAAGTCTAAAATATAATGTTCGGTGTCAGCGATAAATTTTATTCCAGTCCAAATACTATAAGAACTATTTATTTTTATAGTAATAGCGTTATTGCCTGATGTAATGCTCATGGCTTTGTTTTGAGGATATGAGATTGATTTTACATCATAAAATAGTCCAGGAGTTTTTACTTGGATTGTATAAGAAACTGGTGTAATGGCCATATATCCATCGTTATATCCATCAATAACATCACAATACCATCTGTAAAATAACTTGCTTTCATCTGGTGCGTAATAAATGAAAACACCATCTTTATTTTTGTTTGGGCACCCAATAGCGTTAGCATTTTTATCTATTGTAAAGCAATTATTTATATCATATGTTGGATGGTATTCTGCGGCGCCTATAAATACATAGGCAGGAGAAATATTATAGCCATCTCTAACTATATTGAAAGTAAGTGGAGCATCATTATCGATGCCATTCCAAGTTGGATTGATCCAAGATTCGAACGATCCTTTTTCCAATCTCAAGTTCGATGATACAGGTAAAGTGATTGTTTGTCCTGGCGTGTTGATTGCGACACCATTGCCATACTTGCCAGGAGGAAGGGCGAATGTGCCCGTACTATTGAAACCATTTGGATATAAGAAGCTTGAGCCTAACGCCCATACTTGGAAGATAGATTCTATGATGCCTGGTTCAATGTGAGTTATAGATTGAACTAGGTTTTTCATTGCGGCTATTGTTGGCCCAACTATAAGCGAACTCATAGCACCGTTGATAGCGTCTCGGTATCTTTCTCTTTCTAGATTTACATCAAGCGTTGCAAGTTCCGGTATGTTGATTAGAGTTCCGAAGTTTTGTAGCAATGCATCACGCAACGCACCGACTTTGTAAGTACAGTAGTATTGCGTATTGACTGGTACCGTCATTGATTGTCTAAAATCTAAAACGTTGTCGCCATACTCATAACTAATGATTATCTCATCTGCCAAATATGAATAATCAATATAATAATCGCCTTTATTGTAATCTACTATTACTCTTGAATAGTCATTTATACTAATGTTGTATGTTATTACAACATTGTCAAATTTGTTAGGGTTATTGAGTGTAAGCAATAATTTATTAGGTATAATATAACCATCAAATAATACGGCTGGTGTAATATAACCATCTCCAGCAAATAGTTCTGCCGAGTCAATCATTCTAATAACTGTAATATCAAAATTTATATATTGATCTGATGGGTAAAATATCGTAAAATCTAGATTTACATAATAGCCATCTGTATTATTATGCATTACCTTTGCGTATTCTTGTCCTTCAAGAGGTGTAAGAGTTATAACATTTCCATTGAAAGTAGCTGTTGGTGCGAAGTTGATTGGGCTTGTATTATTTTGCAAGTCCGTATATTCATAAATGCCACGAATAAACTTTATTGAGTTAGATACTCCTGGATAGAATGTATCTGAAACGAAGGCACCTATTTGATTATTGAAAACTTCATATGGCGCATCCAATACATCATTCAAGAATGCTTCATCGGAATTGTCAAATGTTGATGGTGTTATTTCACCGTCGGCAAAATTCAAATATTGAAATTGCTTGTTTGGCGGATTCATTAAGTTTATTCTATAATAGATATCATCAACGCTAATGACATGAGGATATTGTGGAACGATTGAATCACTCTTATAACTGATAGTTCCTAAATTAATAGATTGCGAATTGGAAACTGCCACATATACTACGCCATTCGTATAGTCAATTTCGTATTGACCAATGCTCGTAAGTCTATTTATATTGGTGTTTTGGGTATCAAGTCCCGAACTATCAAACCAAAGTTCTGATATGAAAATTGCGGTATCTGAAAATATTACGGACGTATTGATTGATGATCCTATGCAATCTTCCGTAGCCGCTATGATGTTGTTATTCGATAAGAAGCAGGTATATATTTGCAAATTATTAGAATTAGTTGATTTGCTATTTACGAACAATGTTTCATTTACAACCAAATTGAACTTCGCTCTTTCGCCAAGCTGTTGTTCTACATTAGGTGGATTTACATATGTGAAATAAATCTTGTTATTTGACCATCTTACAATGTTATAGATCTCACCAGAGGTTTCATTGTATATTCTAAATACATTTGTAATTGGCGCGTTTAGTGATTGAACTATATTGAGCGCAAGAAGTCTATTATCCACATATTCTGTTAGTGATTCTTCATGCACTTCCGCATTGTAATCAACACCCGGAATTAGAACTTGTTCATAGTTGAAATTTATAGTACCTGCATTTCCTATAAGGCTGCCATTTGAAAGCGCAGCTATATCGTTTGTATCTGGATCGTAAGTATAATCTACGTTTGCAATATAGGTGTATTCATAATAGTATGTTGCTAGTGGAGGTTCTGGTCCGGTCCCGCTATTCGTAGCATCTTGACCATAAACATAAACCGTGCCTGTTGGATAATCTATTGAGTATTGACCAATAGCATAAGGTAATGCGCTAAGGCTATATGGCAATTCAATTATGAAGGCTGGGTGTGGAACGCCTGGACTTACTGCATTTGGATCAGTGAATTGAACACCGGATGATGTGATTGAATTTCCATATTGGTCTGTTATTGGAGCGTGCGCCAAATTGAATACATTTATTATTGGCGGAATTGTTTCTCTAATCGATTGAAGAACGGTGGTTATTGAAACTGATGTTGGATCAACTATTCTACCCAAATTTCTGAATTGATATTGAACTTGAATGCCTGAAATATTTTGAAGCGAAAATAATGGATCGCTCAAAATTGATTGACTCAATTTGAATTGATTATTATTTAGTTGCACATATGAGAATGCATAATCTTGGTCGTATTCCGAATTGAGGATTTGGTAGCCATACTCTTGAATGTTATACGAATAATTTCCAAGAGCACTAGAATAAGTAAATATAACGGAAGTAAGTATAGATACATTTTGATTTGATACGGTAATGATAAAATCATTGGTGTTGAATGTCCCGATAGTATCCGATGTGCTAGCTGTTAGCATTTCAGAGTATGGATTTGCAAGCAGTGATATTGGAAAATATTGGAAATCCGTATTGCTTACATTCATGGTGGCGTTGGTACCGGTTGGATTCAATCCTACCCTTACAACTTCATAGGCGCTTTCCTCAAGCAATCTATCGAATGGTCCAGGTCCACGCAATTTTTGTTCGTCCGTAACGGTAAAAGAAATGTAATTTTCGTTTTTCGTTTGTCTAATATCATATAATGCTTTTGACATTATCGTTGAATAACCTTGCAATATTGAATTTACGAGTGTGGTGGTGTTTCTAACATCGTAAATGTTATTTTGCAAATAATTCAAAAGAAATTGCTGAACTGGATTGTCAGGCTCCAATGGCCCAATGATAAGTTGGGTGTTCGTTATTCCGTCTTGGAATAAAGTAGAGTCACCATTTAGCGAGGTAAATTTGACTTCCGGTGTTGATTGGAAGGTAATGATATAGGCAGCTTGGGCGGTAAGAGGCTGAGTTGTAATTGTTAGAGTATTAGTCGAGGCGCTAACAGATAATACGGCTGGCGATGGCGCACCTTCAGTTTGAGAAACGAATACAATATTCCCTGCCCCTATTTCAGGTGAAACATTTTCTGTAAATGAAGCGGTAATTGTTGTACTATCAACTACCAACACATTTGTAATTCTCAAATTCGCCATTAATTAGATACCTGATTTATTATTATATTATTTGCTGAAAAATATTGATTGTTATGAGCCGCTACGCTAAGGACTGAACCAGCTACCCCTGTGACATTGAAATATGTTGGTCTAGCAGCACCAACACCAGCAACTCCGAATGCAGCATTTTGAACTGCTGATTGATCTAGTGTAAATCCTAAACCGTTTGCATTGATGCTTGCTGCTACTGCATCCTTGACATTTTGTATTACAAGTGCGCTGGATGTTGAATATTGGCTTGTAACCACGATATTCATAGTGACATCTATATCAATGACATCGGATTCTTTCGCTAATACGTCGGCAGTGATTGGTCTATTAGCTTCAAGAGCGAATGTAACGGAGCCAACAATAGCATTATAATTTGATTGAATTATAATTCTTTCACTTTGCTTTGGTGCTAAATAATTATAATAAGCGGTATATCTTGAACCTGTGATTGGCTGATTGAAATTACTTATTGTCAATTTGGCAGATTGACTTACATTGAATCCGCTTGAAACATATACTTTATTTATAAGCGCCCAGTTTTTATTTGTGTAAAGAGTTCCATTTCTTGTAAATGCTACGCTTTCCATATCATTAGTTGTGGCATAATAGAAAGTGATTTGGAATTGATCTCCAACTGAATTTTGAGTGGCAAGATTTGATAGATTATTATTTGTGGCTGGTAATATGAAATCAAACGGGCCAAGAGATTGATTTGCATAAAATTGATTTGCAAAAAACGAATTATCGTTTATTGTCGTTTCAATTATATCGTATGTAGCGACTGTTTCTAATACTACCGGCGCCACACCATTTGTTGTTGTTACTCTTTGCAAGTTTGCAATTTTTACCAATTTGATATTGGATGGAATGGCTGCATTTGATACTAAGCCAAGAGCAGTTCTTATGGCACCAAGAAGATTTTGTTTTGGCGAAGTGGTCGTAGAGGAAAAGATAATATTTTCGGCTTTCGTAATTGTCGTTCCCATTACTGAAAGTGTGCCAGTATTCACAACTTGATCCGTTATTGTAAGCCCCAATTTTGTTTCGGCTTGCTTGATATTATAGAATGAATAGAACATGACAATAACTTTATCGCCCTGTATAGCGTTTGCCGTTGTTGGGAATGTCAAGGTATTATTTACAACGCTTATCATTCCTGCATCTGACCATAATTCCTGCCCATCCCTTATTCTAATAATGCTTACATTTCTATTATTGATTTGTGAATAATCATTTTGTATTGTAATAATATTATTTGATGTATTGAATGCCATTATATCGTAAATGCCAGAATTATTTGTTGGCGCTGGGCTTGGAGATACTATTCTAATTTTCTTCAAAGTCGGTGTTGTGTAACCGTCTCCGCTAATATCTTGTATTCGTCCAAAATTAACTGATGCACTTGTGAATGTTGCAGATATTCCGTTTGATGTAAGAACACCATCATTTCCCTTAGCTAATATATAGTTGGTGTTTGGCTCTAATACATAAAACGATACATTTGACGCATTTGTGAATTGGTGAATTGGAACTGAAAATAGTGGGCCATACGCAGTAATATTTGATGGCGCACTATTTAGTATAGGATGGACTACGTTGAGCTGTTGAAAATCTCTTTCATATACGTAATTACCAAATGTAAATGGTTGAAATCTTTGAGTATATGTGGCGTAATAAATTGCCAATATTCTATCGCCAAGAACTGGCGGACCAAACCCATTGAAAATCAATTGATAATTTGTAGTATTGCTATTTACCGCTATTGTTCCTATATTATCTCTACTCCATAATTCATAACCATCCGACAATCTAATTACGGACACCACTTGATAGGCATCAAGATTTGCGTCTATATTTGACAAATTCAATTCAACATAAAAGTTGGTTCCATTAGATTGAACTGTTTGATTTTCGCGACGGCTTACATTTTGCGGATAATAGTTATTGAAACCGTTGCTATTGTTGGCTACGAAGCCATTACCAATTCTGCTCAATGGAACATTTGTAATGCCGGTGCTCAACATGTTTTGGACATTAGATACATAAACGGTATTCAATGTCAAATTAGTTGGCAGCGTTGCTGGAAAATTAGATGCAAAGTTAGCCGATGGTATATTTATTTGGGTACCAGTAAAATTGCCAGTAGAGTTAGTTATGTTATACATATCTGCTGCATTCAAGATAACTGTCACTGCCGCGCCAGATACTGCAACTGTATCTGTTGGCAAAATAATTGTTGTTATGTATTCTAATGTGATGCCAACAACTGTGGATAGGCTTGTGAATGTGCCATTGTTTTGCGCAGTATTATAAAGTTCTACTTTTGTATTTTGTAGGAACACATTATTAACGGCAGTCGTTTGAGTGAAAAGATTGCTTATTGTTATTGCTAAGCGTCCTGTATATACGCCAGTAGCTACGGTGCTAACATAACCATCAATTCCTTGAAATAAATATGCGTTTAGCACCGCGTTTATCGGTAATGATGTTGTGCCATAGAAAAAGCCACCAACTGAATTGAGTGTATAATTTATTCTTTCAGATCTAACCAAATTAGAATAGCCCCAATCAACGCTATCATTTACGACTCTTGCATTGTTTGTGCCTACCAATCCATCATAATCAATATAATTATCGAAAGTTACTACCCAAGTATAATCGACTTGTAATACATCGCTTTGTGATGGTAATGTATTGCCTGTTATTTGTATAACGCCGGAAGTGTTTGTAGTGCCTGTACCATTTGGATTCTGATTTGTGATTGTATAAGTTTCACCAGTATTGACGTTATATACTCTGGTGACTGCCGTTGCTGGAGTGTGTAGCAATTGAATAAGACTATTATTGGTCGTTAATACATTACTATTTTCATTGGTAATTGAAATGTTTTGTTGCACTTCTGGAATTGTCAAGACGTCAGAATATGTCACAGGATCTTGACCGCCTGGTTTGCCTTTCACCAAATCTTCGTTGAAAACGATTTGATTGCTTATCCATGCAAACGTATCAAAGCCCCAATTACTTCCAGCATAAACGCTGGTGTCTTTTATTAGTTCGTAATTGCCACTTATCACACCATTGGCATCAACTGATTTTGGAAGGAAATTAGAGCCGCTTAGGGAACCTGTAACTTGTATAATGCTATCGACTGGTTGAGACGGCAATACGCCGGCAGCTATATCAGCAAGTCTTTTTTGATTGAAAGTCTTTCCTGCATCGGAAGCAATTTGCCCAAGAACATAATTGTTTTTTGAATTAGTTGGATCATTCTTATTGCTTTTATCTTGATAGATGAAGCTATCTGTATTTAGTTGTAAGTTGGTGCCAAGGGCATAAACATCAACTTTACCTCCTGTACCTTCTGTTATAATTATTAAATTGCCTTGGGCGTCGGCTGTTACGATTGTACCATCTCTTGTCATGAGTGGATCATTTGGACCTGCTACATAGACGTCGAGAACTCCGGTAACTGCCAAAGCAGTATTCTTATAGCCAAGCGATGTTCCAACGCTTGAACCACTAAACAATGCCAAGCCCCTATTTCTAAACGCAGCATCAGTTTCTTGATCTGTACCACCTTGAAATGCAGTTACGTTAGTTACGTTCGACACACCTGGTATTGAAGTTGAGTTTAGTGAGTATTGAGGAATATTTCCTGCGCTACCTGGTGTTGAGGCTTGAAGAGATACTTGAACTGCATATTGATCTGTTATGCCAACGAAAGCCAAATCATTAGCATATTTTGTGGCGATTGATTTGTAAAAATTGATTTGAGCTGGTATGACCGAAATACCAGCCGTAACAGTAAATGTAAACCCATTTGCTGCAGTTATGACATCACCAACATCGATTGCAATGGTGGCTGGAATAGAACTAAAAGTTAGAAGGCCCACCCCATTTGATGCGACGGCATTCTTTTTAGATAGACCATAATTTTTTAGAAGTTTAATAAGATCCGACCCAACAGCCAAACGAATAGATTGTTGATTTGAGACTTTTGAAAGTTCATCATATAATAATGCAGTTTGATTTGATGGCGCATCAACGGCTATGTTGCGTATGACTGTTCCAGCTTTAGTATCTGCTAACGGCTGATTGAGCTTGAAAAAATCAATCAAACTCAATGTAAGCTCGTTGACGCTTCTTATCGTGACCATATTATGCCATCCTATTATACCTAATTCCTATTCCTACAATTATTATATATCACTAATAATTATAACTTACATTTGCGACAGAAAATGATGCTGTGATTGGTTTAAATCCTTTTGTAAGCGCCTTTACCTGAACATTGTAAAAAGTAGGGTTTGTCATATCTCGCGTAATTGATATTCCAAGAATTGAGTTTATTTGTTCGTCTGCGCTGACCATTTGACCAGATTTAGCTTGGGCGGCTTGTAATTGCATAAGGATTTGTAAAGCATTTTGAAGTTGAGATTGCCCCATTTGCAAAGTTATATTTTGAGCTAACACCGAACCTACGAGAGCCCTCGAAACGAATGAACCGTACCATGGAAATGAAGGATCACCACCTGCTGGTGTAATACAGATTTTTATCATATCTTGGATACATTTTGGTGAATCTACAACAGTCATAAAATCACCATTATTACCCAATACCAAATCGCCATTTTGCACAGCCAAATCGAATGACATTTCTACTCCTCCTAACTACTTGCAATTATGTTATTTTATGCGGTTAGCTATTATTGATTTGAATATCCAGCCACATTTGATCAACCACTTGATAAATCTGCAAAACTTGAGATTGAAAATTTGCTATCGCGGTTGCTGCATTTACTGGTGCGCCATTTTGAGCAGACTGTACTATTGGGTCTTGCAAATTGGCATTCGTAAGCATTCTATTTATAGCAGTACTGTCGAGCAAACTTATGAGAGATGATTTGTCAAGCGTCCAGAAAGCTGCCGATATAACGAAAATATCAATTAATCCAATGCCACTAAACTCTCCAACAAGTCTTTCAATGTTTTGTATTCCAGTATTGGCGGCATCGGTTAGGGAAGCCCTTTCATTCATTTGTGAATCGATTGGTGCTACATACGTATCTCCCAAAGCATCGGTTGAGTTTTGGTCCGGCGTTAGTTCAATGCCATCAAAAGCGAAACCTCCAATATTAGCGGCTTGAAGTGAAGTAAGCTTATTGCTTATATTGTTTAGACTTTGTTGAAATAAATTGGCTATAATGTTTTGATCTAATTGAGTATTATTTGGATCGTTTGGTTGTTGTGTATATAGGTCTCTTGTTGTTGAGCTTTGTTCAGGCCCGCTGGTGCTTGGTATAGGAGTCCAATTATATTTAGCTGCGCCATTGTTTGTTGGATCTGCCGCGAGCACCATTCTAACGGATGATACGGCTTGATACAATTGTTTCAAAGATGATTGTATAGCGTTGATATAATTGGCAAATTGAACAGTTTCATCTGTAATATTGCTAATGTTTCCAAATGCCGATTGCAATAAAGAACTGCTTTGGTAATAATTAGTGCTTTTTATATTGCCGAGTATATTGGTAATTGAAGTGCCATATGAAGTTGTTTTATCGCTCGAATCAAATCTATCGCGGCAAACTTTCTCTATGTATGGCCTTGGCAAATACACATCATCGGTAAGCCTTGTTTGTGTCTTGTCTTGTAAAAATGGAACAGCTATGGTGCTTCGTTTTGGAAACACATTGAAATCAATTCTTGGATCTACTATGAATGGCGATAAAATATGAATTCTATTACTATCTAAATACACTGTTTTTGAGCCATCCGTATTTACAACATTTTGTATCAGTCTTTGTAATAGACTAGATGAATAAATTTGATGATTTATAGACGAATCAAACGGGCCAGTAAGATTTTTCAATGGTGCTGAAAATTGTCTCACCTCGCCGAGACTCATTGCTAAAATGCTGGCATCCAATCCTTGATCTGCAAAATATGATAAATATTCACGGGCTTGATTTTCTCTATAATCTATTAGCGAAACAAGTGGTTTATTATTTAGTAAATTTTTTGCTATTGCGATTTTTGCATTATTTATAGAAGCATTATTATTGTTTGGTTGGTCAAATCCTGGAGAATATAAAGTTGTTCCATCTGACACCGGCAAGCCAAGAAGTCTATAAAAAGCATGGCATCTGCTTTCTTGCGGAGTTTGTTCTTGCTTTATATTTGTTGGATTCGTATTGGAACTTATGTTCGTTATATTTTGCAGGCTTGGATTATTCTGAACGCTTACATGACTTCTAATTTTATCAATTTCAACAATAAAATCGGTGTAAAGTTTATTGATGTCAATATCGTAATTTTGCACAACCGTTGATGGTGCTTGATTGGCATCATTAGGATTGACAATTGTATAACTAGTATTACGCGGCATCGGCATCTCTTGCGATATCGCCCTCGTCTCTTCTTACAGAACCTTGAGCTGTTGTTGAGTAGATGAATGAATATGGCACTTCAGTAGCTGCCAATGTTGGAGCAACAGTTGTATCGGCTGGTAAGGTAACGGTGCTTATAACCTTATTATCATAATAGATTTGCAATGTTCCTGAACCTGCCGATGGACTTGTTAGGTTGGCTGTGAATGTTTGAACACCATCATAAGTAAATGAGCTTACTACTCCAAATGAAGCAACTGCGGTTATGTTTGACGCTATTGTGGAAGCAGCGCCAGCCGCCATGTTGGATGTAATTGATTGACCGCTAGTCTCGAATAGATTTACTGTTATTACTATTGGAAGAGTTGTAAATTGAACGCTTGGATTAATTGTAAATGTGCTTGTATATGGATCATATCCAATTCCAACAAGTGTATTGATTGCAGTCGCGGCATCATTGCTAAGTTTTGTCAAGCAAGCCGTTGTAAGAGCTTGGAACGCTGCCACAGACTGAGCATTCACATTATTCTGTAATGCTGACAAAGCCGTTGTAAGGCATTGTTGTGCAGCTGCCACATCAGGAAATACACTTCCTTCGGTTCCCGTATTAGCTAATAGGTTATTTAGCATGGCTGCGTTAGCACCAGAATTACCGCCATAAATCGTATTGACGAAAGTTCTATTTAGGGCAACTATTGGGAAGCACCCAAGCGTGATAAGAGCTTTTTGCAATAGAACTGGATAATTTATATGGAATGTATAATCTACATTAGCAAATTGATATCCATCGTTATAAACAACAGGTTCTGAACTTGTTTGATTTGTAATGAAAACGGTTGGTTGTAAATGAATTAGATTATTTAATGTGGCTTGTGTTCCATTTATAAGAAGTGGAGTGATCCCATCATCTTCGGTAGCTAACCCACCAGCAACTTCAAGAACTCCATTTTGAATAAATTGTGTTCCATTATTATATGTAGTTAGATGTTGCGTTGGTGCTTTTAGAACTATGCAACTTAAAACTCTGATATAGCGTGGGCCAAGTGTGCTTGACGAATCCCATTGTGTTGGGTTATAAAATAGTCTAAAATCTATTGTGTATGGGACTTGTGATACTGGCGTGGAAGCCGTATAGTTAGCATCAGTTGGGAAAAATATATCAACAGACCCCGATGGCAAATCATATGCATTAGAAATATTCCAAAATGCATCTTGAATTGCTGCACCTGAATCGAAAAATTGCCAGCTTTCTGGTCTAGCCGTACTTATGAATGAGAACGTTGGAGGTAAATATGGAATTGCCGAACTAGCGTCTTGATCGAGCGCATTGAAGTACTGGAATGTGCCAGTTGTTCTATTTAGACCATCATCGTTCTTTATAAAGCTTGGACATACATCTGGTGTGCAGCATTGCACGTCATTATTATTTGAACTGTCGCATGGTGGTAAATTGAATAATACTTTTAGCATTTCTTTGATTACATCTATTATTGCTGTGAAAATAGATAATAAAAGAAATAAATTTTGAAAACTACAAAGCACCATCCCTATTTTATTAGTTGCTGCAAGAATCGTTACTTCATCAGCGTTAGATAAGGCTTTTGATATTGTGGCGATATTTCTTAATAATATTACAACAAGTTTTTCAACCTCTCCAATTATATATAATACCAAAGATATTATAAGATTTAGAATGGACAATATCATTATTATGAGAGCAAAGATAGGAAATATTGCCAAAAATTCTGGAATACATTGTCGAAATAAACGACTCAGCGCTCTTGATAATTTGAATGGATTTAGAAGGGCGCACATTATTTCTATTAAACACACAATAATATTCAAAATAGGCAAGAAAAACTTATATAACATAAGAAATGGAAAAAATTTATCTACAAGACTAAATATGCCATCGAACACATCTCTCGCGCTATGCAAATTCAACGAAGGTTTTACAGTTCCAGGAGGTAAAATCAATTCTATTAAATTATAAACATCGCTTAGATCTTCTGGGAAGCCCGTGGGATTATTTAGGTGAAATGGTGCTTGTGCCGGAGCTGATGGAATACCATAGCCAGGAATAGACGGGCCTGATGGGCCAGAAGGCACATTTACATTTACTGCGGTAGATATACAGGGCATTGTATAAATCTATATATCAGATATTATTCGTTTTGTCCAAATACTTGCAATTGTTGACCGGGAACTTTTGGCTCAAACTTTCCTAATTTATCTTTTGCCCCTATGCTTTCTTCCACTTGTGCAATAACCGTATCAACAAGCTCGCTAACAGCATCATCAATGTTTTGAATATCTGGAAATTCAACGTCATGATAAGAAATTACTTCCATTGCAATTTTCCATAATTTTTTATAAGTATCTTCTTCCAATTCAGTATAAGCGTATGATTGTAATTCGTTTTCTTCACGAGTAATTGGTCCAACGGCATTCAACACCACATCCCCCAATTTTTCAAATCCCAATTCTTTTGCTTCATTAGCTTGCATTACCATCACGACATGCGTTTTTTCTTTTAAATTTGTCATATTACCTCTAAATACTTGTTACTGGATACAAATTTATTGGTCGTCCATTTACCGAAACGTTGTCGGATTGCATAATCAAATTACCTTCCGCTGCTATTGTTACGTTTCTTCCTTTCAAAACAATATCTCCTGGCGTTGCAACAGTAATTCCATTTTGGTCAATTCTAACAATAGACACATATCCATTATTCAAGACACGAATATCAACTGCTCCATTACGATATGCGTTATTTATGCTTGAAAATCTGCTATCGCTTGCTACTCCTATGCCGCCAACTTGAATAAGCAAATCCCCATCAAGAGATAATCCCATACTAACATTATTGAGGTCTCTTCCTACATTAGCTAACACACCGCCAGCAGTATCAAGCCAAAGCGATTGCCTATCAACTGTATTAGCGCCAATACTTACTTCAAGAGAGCCATCAAAGTTCATTGAGCCGCTTCTACCACCTGCATTTGGCATTGACCCTCCAACATTAATTGTTGGGCTAACAACATTAGCAATAGTTGGAATAGCCGACAAATCAACTGCTTCGTTGTATTGGAAGTTTAGCACCTGTGAGGCTATCGTAGGTTGAAACATCTGCAAGCTATTGGTGATTGAATGGAATGGCATTCCCTTCATAATATGGCTGCCAGTTATTCTATCGATTGGTGTTGCAACCGCACCGCCATCCGTAAGCACCGTTATATCTTGCGTTGAGAATGAGTCCAAGAATATATCTAAATTATCTTGACGATAAAATAACTTATTAGGATTGCCATTTTCTTCCGGGCCAAGGGTAGAATAGTTTTCATAACGAGCAAGCAATGCAATATTTCCAGTTTCACTTGATGCTGGAACATTCAACTTGAATTGCCCTTCCTTATCAATATCAAAGAAAAATCTGCTTCTAATACGAGCGTAATCTGCATCAGAATTATAATCCAATATATTTAGCAAATTATTATTGGTTGTATTATTTAGCCCAAGATTTTTTCTCGCATTTAACTCAAAATGATATGCGATGCTATTTCTTTCAAATTGTTTTATATTATTGAAAGCAGTTGATGTGATATTATTTCCATTGGCAGTGTTCAATGTGAGATCTTGCGATTTACCAATTGGAATTGGAACTCTATTGATATTCAATATATTACCAAAAATATCAATGACAGTTCCTTTGACAGTCTCCATAAGAAAATTTGGTGCTACAAGGCTTAGGCTAAGCGTATCGGCGCGGCTTTGTCTTCTATTGGTTGCTGTCGATGAACCAGTTACAGCATCTGATGTTTTGCCAGATTTATTATATAATTGAGATTCGGTAAGATCATCATTTACATCGTAGCTATACGCAAACTCATAAACCATCTCTCTTGCTTCAACAAATGGAGGGTTCTTCACTTGATTGATGAAGGATCCTGATGTAGAGACAGTGGGATCAAGTGCTATCGGATAAATTGCTGAGAAATAATCATCTGACTCAAGTTTTACTGATGGTGGATAGTTAGCTAATTTCTTTACTTCTCTCTTTACAATTCCATCTACAACTCTTGTGGCTTCCGAAAAAGAAAATACATTATTGAGCGTTGATGTAAGCAAAGATTTAGACGAATTATTATCAAGATACATATGCAAGCCATCGGTTGGCGAGCCTATATCTATATTGTTTTTGGTGTCAAGCGTTATTTGGCACAATGAACTTGATTGAATAAGTAATTGTCCGGCTGTTAGAGTTGGTGCCGTCAATCCATTTGTCATAAGAAATGAATTGAAAAACCATCTACCACCCTCACCTTGCATAATTGTAATTGGTGTATTTACTTGAACTAAACCGCCAGCAAATAAACCATCAGAAGAATAAAATGCATTCGGAATAGATATTTCTATATTTGGACTATCTACAATAGTTTCCGATACATTGGCTAATTTGACCTTTGCTTTTCCTGCAGTTGGATCATATTTTACAATTCTAGCAAGACGTGGCACGCCAGGCGGTAAAGATATATCCATTTTGTTTGGTGGGCAGGTCATTTTATTGCTGAGTTGAAGGGTTGGCTGTATATGTAAAAGTAATCCATATATCGATTATATAACTAAAGAGCACTTGATTTATCGTTTGGCTTGTCGTTGGCGCGCCATTAGGCGTACTTGACGTAGACATGATATTGCGAATCATATCGATAGCCTTTTGAGATGGCGAGCGTTGTTCGTTCATGCCAGAAGTATCAACATTTGCAGTTCCTCCAACAGTTATATTAGACTGTTGTAAGAAGTTGCCACCAGTTGTAAAAGGCGACATTTGCTGATATTGATATTGTCCAATAAGCATTTGATTTATAGTTTGAGCTGCTGTTGTCAAAGTTGAATTTACCGCACCCGAAGTGCTATTATAAAATACTCTTATTTCAACATTGGCTGAAATGTTATTATTTGGGTCTTGATTTGATTGAATTGCATAATATGTGGTGTATAATATATCATTCAGAACTTTGGCATTTTGAGTTCCATAAGTTCCTCCAAGAATTTGAGATTCAGGATCAGTTGTGCGATTGTCGATAATGATAACTCCGACTGGTTGTTGATTGCCAGCATTATTTTGACGATAATTTATATAATTAGTATTACTTCGATTATTATATAGTAGTTTTCCAATTACGTCTAATGTTGTTGGAATATATTCGCCTGGACAATGACCATAGGTAAGCGTTAGATTTGTTGAGAATGATCCTGGTGCGCCGTATTGGAAGTTTTGCCCTACCTGTGAAACATAGAATAACAAATCTCGGCTTCTCAAATAAATTGTATCACCAACTTGAGCATACTCGTTTCCTATAATAGTTATATTTCCTTGTAGAATATTCTTTCTATTGCGGCTAAGTATTGAAGCTGCATATGGCGCACATTGTGAATTAGGATCGCTTAAGAACGGTGCCATAACAGATGAAGTATTTCTAAATCCATACATGCGCCACATATCGTAATCCACGGCAGCTGCCGTGATAAGCGCATTGCCACCGCTTTGTCCAGATACTGGATTGGTCCCTAAATCATTTGGCAATTGGTCATTTGGCAAAAATAAATCCAATTGACCATTCACTTGAATCATTGTAAATTCTGGCGGAACTTCCCGTATATTGAAACTCAAAATTTGATAGTCTTCAATTACGTATCTCTTTCCAGAGCCAGGACCCAAATCGTCATATGATTCGTCTTCAATCATTTCCTCAAATATTTCTGGTATTTGAGAGTTTGGTGAAAAATTAGAAATCAATAGATTATTGGCTGCATTTGATGTATTGGTAGTGCTATTTAGCGACACGGCTTCATTTGCATTTTTCACAGCGCTATATAGTTGTTTGACAAGCTTTTGTCTTTGTGATAATTGAGTAGCAATATCGTTTGTTATTTTGAATATATCTGGCACCATGGCTGATGGGTTTCTTTGAGCCAATGATGCGTTTGGAGATTCGAACTGATCGATATTTACCTGTTGCCCTGTTTTGGTTTGCAAATATTGTTGTAGCGTATTTATTCTTGTTTGTGCTGTTGGTGATATGGTAGGGTTGGTTGATTGTTGTTTGGTGAGTAAGTTATTTACTGACGCTGACGTGACTATAAAAGCCGCACGAGAAACTGAATTGAAAAGGTTGTTTATGCCTGCTTGGGTTTGTAATTGTCCTTCTATAGTGTTATTGATTTGAGATAGTTTAGCATCTGGATTAGCTTCCGTATAAAGCGCATTGAAAGCTAAAATGTTGCCAGTTGTTTCATCGGTAAGAAATGTAAAATTGCCAGTTTCTCCGAGCGAGTTGTTGTTTTGAGCACCGCCAAGAAGTCCTCTTATTACAGAATAGCAATCATTATCTGTTACTTTTCCTAATAGGGCGCAGTCCAATCTTATTTGAGCTTCTATAACTTCCACGGAAGTTTCTAATGATTGTAATTGATTGACGAATAAGGTATCCAAAAATTGAGGATACACTTGAACACCATTTTGTTGGTTCATGCGAAGCATATCGTAAAATATGCTGCTTGGCATTTTATTATACATTGGCGGTCTAACTCTTATATGACCCTGTGAATCGCAAAATACTTCCAAATTCAATAAGCCAGCAGCTGTTTTTATATTTTCAAGCATATTGACGAATTGGCTTTCAAATAATTGCGGGGTGTCTAGGGCTTTTTCAAAAGCTTGAATATCATAGTCCTTATCGTAGCTATCATCTACAATGAATAGATTTTTGTCTTCGTTGCTTCTTACTTGCCAAGATAATCTTCTTGTAAGGAAATTTACTTTTCTTCTCAAATCTTTGCGTTGGCTTGGATCTGATAGGCTTGAATTATTACCAGAATCAGCATTGACCGTTGAATTTGGATCATAGCTTACATCGTTGCCAACAATACTCAATCCTTGCGAGCCTAAATTATTAGCATACTGATTTAGAGTGCTTTGATTCTGCATATTTATTACATTTACCGCTGCTTGCAATTGGTTTTTTAGATTATTTACAAGAGCATCAGATTGCGCAGTTGTTTGTTTTGATAATAGAGATAAATTAGATGTACTAATACCAAGTATTGATTGTAATTGATTTGTAAGATCATTGATTGTGGATAACTGTTGATTTACAACATCATTTACTTGATTGATTTTGAATTGGGCTGTGATAACTTTTTGAAATGTTGCCTCGCTCATAAAAAGATTTTTGAATGGTATAAAATTTCCCCAAAGCAAGTTATTTTTTGTCAAATCTCTTGTAAGTGATGAATAGAATGAAAAAGCTGCATCTTGTCCAGTTTGAGGATCGCGACCAAATCCATTTACTTCGGCTGCTGCCTTATAGAAAGTAGAGTAATTATATGGCTGTCCAGTAATTGACAACGATATGACATTCATTACATCCTGTCCTGCGTATGGACTTTTTGTAATAGCGACTGTACCTATCGTATTATCGCCTTGGATTTGATATGAGTTGCTAAATTGAACTAATGTTCCAATTCCTTCCTTCCATTTATAAACAAGTCCATCAGGGGCGTAGAACACTTGTCTTATCTGACCAAAGTTGCTTTGCTCGGCATCTTGTTGATTCATATTTTGTTCTGTAGCTTGCTTACCGTAAAGATGTCCAGCTTTAAATTTTATAGAATTGCTTGCTAGCAAATCTTTATTCTCATCGAGCAAATCAAAAGCATTGGATGCTGCGACGTTAGAAACGGCATCAATAGAAGTTTTGAATGGTGTAAGAGGGTCGTATAGCGGACCATTGAATACGCTAATAGCGGGCTTCACATTTACTCTGCCAAGCTCCAAATAGTAAGTCATGTCTCTGCCAGAAACTGTTGTATTATATGAGCCATTGCTGTAAGATGAGTTTGCTTCCGTCACCACACCACCAAATACGCTTACACCAGCATTGTCTGTAATAAACATAGAACGCGTCAATGTCCAAAGCCAATTTGGAAAATCATTCCCTACGAGCAATGCCTTTTCAAGTTGGAAATTCGCATTGCCGTTTGGATTGAATGATGAGCTGAATGTGCTTTGAAATCCTGCCGATGTATTATTTAGATTTTGTAAAAATCCTAACCCAGATGGACCTTGCATAGGGTTTGATATTTTATTATCAAGTCTGGCTTTTGATTTGATAAACACATGGATTTGATCCATCGGTTGAATTATTTGCTTTCCATTATAATGCAGTCTCAACTTTCTTCTTGCATAATTTGTGGTGTTAGAATTTACCTGGCTAACTGTTGGCGTGCTAAGTTGGATTTGTATTTTGCTATAAATATTTTGAATAATTGTTGCAAACAATGGAACTTCTGATGTTGGATCAAGACCTTGGCTTCCTAATGGCCCACCAACCAAAGAATCAGATGATACGACCACTCCATTACCTGGCCCGCCTGATAAACTAAGCGATTGATCAAATGTAAAATTAAGACTATCACCAGTGTTTGATAAAACTGCTATGACTTGATTGCTTGACGTGGTGCTGGGATTAGATATAAATTGCACTGGCCCAGCATTGCGCAATGATCTGATGTTGTTTAGAGTTCCAGTATTCAATGAAATTAGAGCATCAACACCGCTTTGACCAAATGTATTTACACCATTATTATATACTGGATTTGTTGCGTCTGTTAGAGCTTTCTCAATATCGAAATTTGTGATGACCATCATATTGTATGGATCAGATATTTGCAAACTTATACTACCGCCGCCGAACTCCAAACTTAAATTAGAATTTATATTTTGAACATTACAAAACTCAATAACACCAGTACCTGGACCAAGTTTTGATTTGAATAAATTAGAAACATCTGTTAGCCAAGTAGTGTAAAAACTGTTATTAGAAAAAGCGAATGTATTTAGAACTTTTGCAATAGCTGCTTGTAAGGCTGATAATCCGCCTCCTGTTGGGTCCGTTCCGGCTGTGATTGTTGGTGGCGTAGATGTTGTGAAATTGCCGGTTGACATGGCAAGATCATTTGTAAGACTAATAACAAGCGGAATAAGTTGCGTTGATAAGGTTCCAGTAGCCTCGGATATTCTATTTATTTTCGATAACGCTTCATATGCTGCTATTTGTTGGCATTTATTGGAAAATAATATTTTAGAGGCTTGATAGAATAATTTTTCATCTGCATCCATATGAGACAAATCAAAATTTTCTGCCAATGCACAAAAAGCTCTTTTCTTTACAAGCACCGTGATGTCCGGTTCTTGAAACATAATTTCCATCAATTTAGCGCTTGTATTATTTGCAGTTGTTCGTAAATACCCTTCTTGAACATATTTTCTTTCTGTAAAGACTGAATTTCTTTGAGTAATATCACCCATTATTCCTAATCGACTAGCATTACCATTAACGGCAACATCCTGTGCACGATTTACATTTGCGTCAGAATATTGGTTTAGTTGATTTGCGAGTGAGGATAAAAAATTGGATGTCATATTTCCTTACATTAATATGTGAAGCCTGCGAACGAATATGGAACATTCGGACCTGAGGGACCATCGATAGCGCTTTTTTGCCAAGGAAGAGAATTTACGCGATACCCTTTTCTTTCCGTAGCTATGAATGTTATATCATACTCAAATAGTCCCAAACTATTAGCATCTTCATTGAAATTCATCGAGTCGAAGTATCCTCTATATATCCAGCCAAGATAAAACATTTCAACCGTAAAAGCATATTGGGCAAGCGATGGAATATTTTGATTTGCTAATGCTTGCGATGTTGGATCAGTTCCAAATAATGAACTTGTTATATATCCACCAACATTACTTCCAGTTGCTGTTCCGCTTGGAAGTGAGTTTCCCATTGAATTGCCTATGCCACCAAGTATTTGTTGTCCTGCGCCAGTGGCAGCATTATTATATGCTAATGATGTTCCGACTGCATCGAATGCATATTGTTCTGCTCTATATATTTCATGAAGAACATTTATTCCTTCAATGCCTGAAGCGCCTGTGGTACCATAAATAATAAGCGTTGTAAGTTCTTCTCCCCAATATTGAAGACTAAAACCACCTTTTGTTTTTTCTTTATTGATTAGTTTCTTTTCCGCATAATGAATTGCGCGCGGATTGACATACATTTTTATTACACCAAAATCTGGCACCATCCAATGAATGATTGGTCGTGAATCAATTCCAATTCTATTACTTGGAACTTGACTCGATGGCAATCCATTTATAGCACCGCCTGAAGTTGCAATTGGATTAAATGCACTTATAACACTGTTTGGATTGATAGTGCTAGAGCTGCCTATTGAGCTTGCAAGATTGTTGATTCCGATGACCATGTATATCCTAAGTTGAGCCAGCGCCCATTGTTGTAATCGTTGTTTGGGGCGATGGGGTGATTGGTTTTGCACAGCTTGAACAGATTACTCCATGCATCTTAACATCTACGTGTACTTTATTCTTTTCGTACGGTGCTTCACCGGCTTTACCTTTACCTGTTGGAGGTACTAAGGGCTGACCTCTTGCCGCGCTTAGAGCTGCTTGTCCTACGCCAACAGAACGTCCTGTATTGACATATGGCGCCGCGCCAGGAACACCTAATTCATGCCCCATTGTTCTTGTAAAATTTGTTTTGAATTCATTAGCGGCATTTAGCATTACTTTATTTTTATCTAATATAGCCTGATCTGCTTCGCTAATTTTGCCGCCGCTTGCTTGCGTGCGTCTATAAATGTCAGCATTTTCTGCTTTGGCACGAGCTAAATCATTTTGTGCAATTTGTAGTGCCTTATCTTCTCCTGGCGCACCTTTACCAATAACATCCATCATATTACCGATCATAGCCTTTGCACTTTCTGGCAAAGAATCTTCTAATGTTGAAACCACAGTTTTCAATTGTTCAAATCTCAAATCATTAGCCTTAAGATTATCAGTAGCACTTCCTTTTCCTGCCATTTCTCGATGTATGTTTCCTGTTAATTCTGCGGAACGTTCGGTGGCCATACGAGCGCCATCAGCCAAAGCATCTGCAAACGCTGATCCTTCGCCTGTGCCAACTGTATTTTGAATGCCGCGCAAATTGGTGTTAGCATCTATGCTTCTCAAATATTCAGCCGATCTGGTTGCTACCGACAACATATTGTTTGTAGTTTGTTGAAGCTTGGCACCATCAGATACTGATTTGCCCAATGTATCTTTTACATTGCCAAGAGCATCAGTTTGCTTCATATCCTTTAATCCAATGCCTTTGCCCATCGCTTCCAATAATCTAGTAGCTGTATCTTTATCAGGTGCTAAAGCTCCGAATGCCCCACTTTGAAGCATTTGTCTTTGCTTTACGAATTGTGCCGCTGCGAATTCGCTTGTTTCAGCTTCTTTTTGAGTGTAGATTTTGCCGCCGAAGTTCTTTTTCAAACTTTGCATGGCCATATCGAATACTTCGTCAGTTTTTCCTTCTCTCATCAAATTTTCTACTTTCAATGCACCACGCAATCCGCCAGGCCCACCAGTTTGGGCAGATAAGAATGCCTCTTGCGCTATTGTAAGATTAGACATTCTATTCGTGATTGTACCAACAAGTTCAGAAGCAGTCTTTGCGCTCAATCCTGTTGCTTGTAATGCTGGCTCCAATCTATTGAATGTGTTGACTGCGTCTGTTCCACCATCAGACAACATTTTAAATGCGTTGGCGTTATCTACTATAAATTGTCTGGTGTAGTCAAGGTTTATTCCAAGCTTATTTGACAAATCCGACATTCTTTCTGTAAATTCTAATGCTTTATCGCCTGATAGTCCAAATGATTCCCAAGCAGTTTTCAAATCTGATACGACTTCCATCTGATCACGCCCGGTTCCTGACGCAAGCTTCATGGCAGCTTCGGTTTGGTTCATTGCTGCGCCGCCTTTCTGGCCACCGCTCACCAATTCATCAGAAGCCCCTTTATATAGGTGCCCAAGTTTATCCCAAATAGGGGCTACTATGGAGCTTGTAGTACCTGTGGCGCTAGCTATTTCATTAATATTAGCACCATGCTTTAGCATCATGTCATTTAGATTTTGTAAATGATCTCCTGCCGCGGCAAACATTGCAGTCATATTGCCAGTGGCACCAGCTATGCCAACATATTCTTGTTGCAATTTTATAGCGCCATCGGCACTTTGAGCTACTTTCTTTATCCAATTTTCAACTCCACCAGCGGCATTGAATACCGCATCAGTGCCGCCCATCTTTTTACCAACTGCTTCTATGGTGGTGCCAAGAAATCCGAATGAAGACTTGAAATCATCAATCTGGTCGCTAAATAAAGATATTTTACCGATGTGAGCCGTGAATCCATCAAAAGCTTTTGTCGCACCAAGAACCTCGGTAGTTATCAACCCAATAGCATCAATATTATGTACAGTAGATTCTTTTACCACTGCTTGGACTGCATTTGAATCGGCAAGGCTCTTTACCCAATCTTCAGTTGCTTTAAAAGTTTCTTTTAAAGAACCTGTTAAAGTCTGAATAATTGTATTCAGATCTTTAGACGCCAAAGCAGCTTTTATCAATTGTTCTGTTGATAGCTGCGGCAAAACAGGTGTTGGCTGATTTGCAGGAGTGCTAGGAGGAGTTGGCGTTGTGCCAGTAGGAGTAGGTGGATCTGCCATTTAGTTTAGCCTTTTATTTTTCTACGTCGTCTTTTCTTTCCTTTCTCTTGCTGATTGTCTTGCTTTACGATTTCTAGTGATTGTTCGAATTCTTCATCGGTTGAAGAGTATTGTTGTCCGCTTTCACCTGTAAGTTTCTTGACAGCTTCAGGATTCCAGAAAGACCCTAATAGATATGCGTGATTTTTGACTAGTTCTACATCATCTCTTTGATCTTCTAGCCAATTATAGAACATCCACATTTTTGTGAATTGGTTCATATCCGCAATAAACTCGTCATCTGGTAATTTTTGAAACGTCTTTACCAAGAACCAGAGAAATCGATGCTCTGGTTCATTTACTATTTTTTTATGTCTTCTGCAGTCTGCTTAACATCTTCTGCAGTCTTCATTCCATATTTTTCTTGAGATTCATTGTCTAGCGCAGAATATTCAGCATAAAGTCTCGAAATGATTGGCTCGGGAAGCTCTTCAATAAATTCCAATTTTGCTTCCAAAAAATCATCGGCATCATTTGCTGAAACGCCCAAAAATGCATCAACATCATTTCCTGCAACGCTTAGAATTGATCTTGCTAAAAATTGCTTGCGACTCTCGAATGCCAAAGACACGGAACCTGCGAATTCGGCGGTTGCAACGAGGGCTTCTTTCAATTCTACGCCCTTCAATGTACGTAATACGAATGTTTGACCATCGATATCTACTTCTTTGGTGGCGCTGAACATTCCACAAAGCATTTCAATTCGCTTTTTAGCACCATCGCTCAATCTGTTTTGTTTGGCAATCTTTTCCTTTCTTGCTTGTCTAGCTTGCATTGCCAATTGCCTTACTTCGCCTGCCTCATCGGGATATTCAAATGACGATTTTGGTGCGGGCTTTCTGGAAGGATTTGCTTGTTGAGTAGAATGGCTAACTGGTTGTCCTGCATGCCTTACTTCACCAATTGCTGGCAAGTTTCTTGATCTCAAATGAGCATTTATAGCATCAAGATCAGCATCTGCCAAATGAGACATATCACCTTGATCTTGGCTATAATCATATAGCGGTTCTTCTTGTTGAACTTTTGCCGATTCATCAGGAACGTCAAATACTTTCATTGGGCGTCCTGCGCTTGCTTGAAAACTTTGTCCAGTTAAATTGCTTTTTACGTTCGATAATCTAACTCCGGGTGGATTCTTGTTCGTCATTCTTTCTACTCCTTGAAAATATCACTCAATTGGTTATATATCAAGGATTACGAATATTAAACAAAAAACCCACGTAAAATATACGCAGGCTTTTGAAAAATGAACTAAAACAATTTAGAAAAAGTGAACCCAAATAATTAGTACGGTAAGAATGAACTCAGTAGGCCAGGGTAATCTAGCGATCCTCTACGTTGACCAATATCAGCTGCTTGTTCGATTGGGTCAATTGCAAGAGGAATATTTCTATCTCCACCAGTGGCAGCAGGACCGTTAGCAAGAGTTGAGGAGGTTGTTTGAGCTTGCCATGTCATATCATCAGAAATTACCCAATCATCCTTTCCATAAGCATAAGAGATTTTGCTAATCCAAACGCCTTCTAGAACTGTGACGATTGAAGCATTTCCGGCGCCATTCCAGTTATCGATAATTACGATATCGAACGGAAAACGTTGTGAGTGAGTATGTACGAAGCCTCTGCTGAAAGCTTCTGCAATGCGCATTCTGTCGAAACGAATTCTCTTGCAAGAACCAGAAATGTTGGTTGAAGCGCTTGGAACGCCGTCAATATGACCATCGGTTCCCACTTCATCAATCATTGATATTTTTCTTTCTTCATCAACGTTGATGGTTTGGATAGCTCCAACTGTGGATGGACCTACTTTAATAAGTATGTTGGTTGATATTGCGGTGCGGGTGTTCAGATTTCCAGTGGCACTGTACAAGGTACTGCCAGTTTGGGGATAATTTGACGTCATATTCTACTCCATAAAACAAATGTATGTATAATCTTCCTACATCCTATTATATATCACATTATTCTAAATTATGTAGATTTATGCCTAATTTTTTTTGTACCCTCCAAATTATTCTGTTTTGCGCTTAGTGGTCGTAAATTATTCAATGACCAACATATCTTGAAATTTTCATCTGTCATATTTATATATGGTAAATCTGATTGTGGTATGATATGATCTATCTGCCATGTCCAAGTGGAAATATCATTATCATTCCATGATTTTTTATTGTAAACACCTTGATTGTCCCAATTCATCCATGGCTCCCACAAACTTTCTAAGTGGGACCTAATTTCATTTACTGTATATGGTAAATATGTAATGCAACTTTCTCCATTTTTAGAAGATTTACTGCGTTTTAGATAGTGCCATATAGCGCCAGATATGGCGGTGCGAATAACGAAATTAGGATCTTCTTGCCTCAATCTTTTAGCCCGTTTTTTCAAACGTTCATTACTCAGTTCATTCTCGCATAAAATACAAATAGTTTCGTAGCTTATACGATCTCCATTTATTCTTTTTCTAAACTCTATTATTGGCTTATTATCACCGCATAATTTACAAGTATGGTGAGTTTTCTTATAAGCTTTGCGAGGTCTCTTTCTATCAGAAACATCTAATCCTAATTGTTCATAAACTAATTTTACTCTGTTTCTTGTACAGCCTAAGACTTCCGCTATTTTCCTAGCACCAAGATCTTGATCAAAAAGATCTTTTACTTTTTGCAATTCTTCCGGCGTAAATACTGGTGATAGATTATGATCTGATGCTTCCAAGCCTAACCTTGCTGATGCTTCCAAGCCTAACCTTGCATATGCTTTCTTCACCAAACTATATTTTATATTTAGCGTGCTAGCTACCTTACTTATTGGTAATTTTTGTTTTGATAATTCTATAATTTGTGAAATTTGTTCTTCTGATAATGGTGATTTTACACCTTTGTGAAAGGTAATGCCTAACTGTTTAGACATCAACCACATGGTGTTTCTGCTAACACCGATAATGTTAGCAATTTCTCCGGAAGGCACGCCTTGCGAATGCAATTCTACAATTTTATATAATTTTTCTGCGGATGTTTTGGCTGTCATACATAACTATATATCACAGTTATTGATTTTTTATAACACACCAACTGAAAAACTAATTAATATACGATTTGTGGGATAAACAGGTTGTACTTGTACGGAGATGTCGTATTGTGTAGGGTCAACTGAGTCTTGCACAACCAAAAGATCTTGATATGCAGTAATCAATGTATTCAAAAATCCCTTCAACAATGAAGTTGCACGAGCGCTCAAAGTTTCGATTATGTTTCCATCTTCTGCGATACCAACATATCCACTGAAGCCTGATCTCATTGACTTAGCAATTCTATCTCTGATGAACACGATTGAAATTTCTTGTTCTTCAGTGGCTCCGCTTTGAGAAGTTGTGATGCCCCAAACAACATTTCCTCCGCCTTGAACAGGTTGAAGAACGCAAACGCCTGCTGCTGCCAATTGTCCAAGAACAAGTGGAGAGAATTGCTTGTTATTGAGGATTGTTAATCCAGAGAACACCTTATTGGTGAATGGAACGGCAACGTTGGTAACGCCTGAAGCATATCCAGCCCCAGCGGCAGCAAGGTAGAATCCATCGATAACGGTGTTATTTCCATTGGCAGTGACGATGATTTGATCTGGGTAGAAGTACACTGCACGATAAGCTTGTGCCACATCACCGAATGCATCAACAACTGAGTAGTTAGCGATGTCTTCTAGTTCATCGGATGGAAGAGTTGCGATATCGTTATTTGGTATGCCTTCAAATACGCCGAGGCTCTCTACGGCTGCAAGTTGAGCACCAGTCAAGTTGGCTGGTGTTAGACCATTGATTGCGCCTGTAAAGAACACACGCTCTTTCTTGTTTCCAATGCTGCTCATTGTGATGCAATGATTGAAAGCGTTTTGGAAAATGATTGAGATTGTTTGAGATGGCAAGGTGACGAGAATGTCGATTTCTTGCGCTTCAAGGGTTGCAAGAGCTGCTTCCCAACCGGCATCATAGAATGAAGCGTCACGTGAATCAACGTAGGTTATACGAAGTGTATTTCCGTTTGGAACAACGTTATGATTTACTACTACGAAATTGCCGGTGTTGAGCGAATCAATAACCTCGAATCTAAGTCCGTATTCTGTGCATACGGTCTTTGAGATTGTGATTTGACCGCCTGATGGAGCTGATATTGTGTAATAACCATCATCAACGCCTGTGCCTACAATCAACAATTGATAGCCATCAATTCCTGATATAGATCCGAAATTTACTTGTGATGCGCTGGTGAAGTAAGCATCTCCAGTATTTAGCAAAGCTACGATAGAACCGTCTGTTCCTGTTCCACCAGCAACTGCTTGATTTGTGGCTGGATTGACAACTTGGAATGCTACGCCAGAACCGATGTTTGTAAAGTCTGGGAAAACTGATGTAAGAGCTTCGAACTCCAATGTAGAAGCATTGACTGTGCAAAGATAACCATCAATCATGCCATTTACAACGCTATCAATTAGGAAGCCTGTTCCTAGTGGGTATGGGCTAATGCCTGTTCCTGGATACCCGCCGTTTGCATTGTTAGCGGCAAAATCAGCATCGAACACTTGAAGAACATCGCCTACGTTGGCAGATGTGAAAGTGACTGATGCAGATGCGAACAAGCAATGGGCTGGATTGCCATCGGCGGCTGGAGTGATATAACCATCGTATCCAATGATGTCAGCGGCGTTTTGAGAAATTACGCTGTATGAATATGCGTTTCCAGCTGGTGGATCATTATTATCGAAGATGAATGTATTTACCGATGGTTGGCCAGATGTTCCAAGCGTAAAGAATGGAAATTCATTTGGCACAATTTGTGTTTCAATTGCGGTAGATGGATCCGTTACGAAGAAATGTATTTGTGAGTTTTGGTCTGGAAGAACACCAACTGGCAATGCGAAAATGAAATCATCTTGGTTAGTAGATTCCGCATTGATTGGATCTTGATCCAATTCAAAAGATGTTCTGCGTGGAACTGGTGGGGCTGCTTGAACGCACATAATTCCTGGTGCGCCGTTAGCAAATGCTAATTGGCAACCAAGAGCAAGCCTATTATCAGAATAACTTGGAACGCCGAAGTTGCCTTGGATAATTGACTTATCGGAAATAAATGCTGGATTGTTGAGATTTTGAGTTGGTATGTAAATTGCGGTAAGAGAGTCATTAGCATTGAGTACACCGCTTTGAACTTGAACCACGAACGAATCACCAGGCACAAGAACATTTGTTCCTGTTTGGTTGATTGCAAATGACAAGATACCGTTTGATACCACTACGCCATTTGATACCCAAACAACTTGTTGCCCAAGTCCATTTAGAACGTTTCCAGAAACTGAACCTGATGCAATAAACTTTGAAGTACCGGCAATTGGTTGTCCTAAAGCATTTTTTGAAACAGAGGTGCACTTTATTACCCAGTTTTCTTCTGGAGCAAAAGAATCGACAAGTGTTAATTGAGAAATTGTTCCGGTGCCAGAATTTGTTCCAGATACACGATAAAATAAACCACCTTGATCAACTAGCGATGAAGATTGAAGTTGAATATGGCCAGTTGCAATATCAAGCCTATAATCGTAAGCAGATGAAAATGGACTGCTATTTATAAGAGCTTCGGTTCCAACAAGCGCAATACCGTTTTTATAAAGAGTTGTTCTATTTGAAATAACTGGAGCGAGTTGAAGTGAAAAGTAAGTTCCATTTGCACCAGTTGTGCTAGAGAAACTTGAATTAAGTCCATCTTTACCGCCGCCTAATGCAGAAGCTACAATCGTTTCAGGTCTTGCGCCTTCACCAATTATGGCAGAAATTCTAATTCCACCTGGTACAGAAGTTGCAGAAGATAATGTTTGAACTTGACTGTAAACTCCTGGTAGCGCAAGTGGTAAGCCTGGAATATTGCCTGATGACATGGTGTTTTCCTCTAAAAAAGTCTGTTAGTAAAATAAGTCTTTTATATATTGCCACTAAAATGTTGAATTATTACCAAAGTAGCGTTATATATTTTATATTACTTTATGCGTTGTTGCGCCCATCTGAATGAATATTATACAATTATTCATTATCAGTATCTTCAACATATGGCGGAATAGGCGTTGTAATTGGAGTTGCTGGATAGCCATTCATAATATCGATAAAAGTAGCGTTCGTATTTATTGTCAAGTTTGGCGCTATTGGCCCGTTTGGTATTCTACCGAATTCAATAGAGAAATTGATGACATCTACGACATTTTCCACGGGCAGTTCTCTGCGCCATTCATTTCTAATATCTACGGTGACCGTTTGGCTAAATACCTTATCATTTCTATCGTCCGTTTCAGTCGTTGCGCTAATGGATGGCAATTTGCAAACAACGCCAGCTTGTTTTAGAGATTCGTAAAGAATATCGGTCATGCAAAGCATTACTTCGGCACCAAGATCGTCTCTGCTACGAAGACTTCTAGTTTTGATATCGATGGTGATGGACCCTTCCCAAGCACCGGCAAGAATAAAAGATTTAGGCACTCTATAGAAAGATACGTTTCCATAACCGTCTTGAATGGAACGTATATCCCATTGAACTGAGCCTTTTTCTCTATTGATGGAAATTGGAACAGATTTAGCGCCGCCATGCTTTACGAGAATGGCAGGATACATAATTCCATCTTGTCTAAAAGTTTCTCCAATAAAAAGACGGGTGACGGTGTTATCGTTTAGACCGGCTGTTAGAGGAAGGTTAGTGTGGTCAATTGTTTCGGCGAACCCGTATTCATCCTTAACGTAATGGTATATACTATCATAAGAAAAATGATCCCTAAGATGATCTATTATAATCGCCTTTGGATATTCCATCATATCATTTTGAACGACATGGAATAGATTGGGCAAATCTGACTTAAATATGGAGCCGCTTGATGCCATTTTTACCAGCGATACTTGACAACAAGTGGTGATTCAGATATAAATAAACTTGATGGTGTTCCACCTGGAAGAGATGTAATGGCCATTTGAATATTTTCTAAAAAATTATATCTCAATATACCATTAGTGCCAGTATATGCGGTTGAAGGGCCATCAATTTTTAGATATTGTGTATTTGTAGCAAATGCGGCAACTGGAACGGTGGCAGTTGCATTATTGGCTGTAATATAAAGAGAAATAGGATCTCCAAATCCAATAGTAGTTGCATTATATGCCGGATTATAAGTGCTTATATCTGAAATAGAATTGTTGAAAAATACCGCTGTTGCGGTTGATGATGCCGTGCCATAATATGGAATTGTAAGTGTTATTGTAGTACCAGAAACATTGAGCGCCGTATATACTGTATTCGGCTGCGTGCTAAAACAAATGCTACTGCCATTGCCAAATCCAGCAGGATAGCTTGAGCTAGACGCTGTTACAGATGCAGAAGCAGATAATGTAAAAGTTATTCCAGGTATAGCGGTAGAATAAATACTCTGATTTGAGCCTATATCACTTGTAATTTCAGCATAATAAGTTGCTGACACCAAATTAGAATTTCCAGCAGTGTTAAGTGCTCCAATAACTGTGCTTATAACTTGCACATTAGTTGGAAGCGCTTCTGACAAATTAATTGAGAAACTTGCTATTGCCGTTGCCAATCCAGTTTCAGCAGTAGCGTTTGGTGCGGTTGTGTTTATTCCCCACGAAGGATTTATAGTAAAATGTGTTGCATCAGCAATACTTTGCACTGTAAAAATTTCATTCAATGCAGTTGTGTTATTAAACATCAATAAACTTCCTACTGTCAAATTAGCAGTAGATCCAACTACAGCTGATTGATTACTGGTAAGCGCGTATGTTCCTGGAAGCGGGAAATTGAATATATTTATATTTTGAGCCTCAAATGGGAAAAATGTTGCTGACACAACACTGCTTGTAGTTCCTTTATAATTAGTCGCTAATGTAATTGAAGTAATGAAATATGGTGTGCTATCTGGAGAAATATTTAGTGTTGCCAAGTAATATACATTATCATTTCCAAATAATATATAGCCTTGTGTGCCACTATTTATACCATAAACACCAATTGTACCCGCCGATACTCCAACGCCATTATAACCATCTACAACTGAAAATTGACCTACTAATTTTACAGCGCTTGCACTAGAAAATGGAGCGCTATAATTCATAGTAATTCCTTCGTTCTTGAAGAAATGTGGAGAAGTGCCTGGAAATGATCCAGTTAAATAGCCATTAGTAGATGAATATGTGGTAGGATTATAAACTATATCGCCAGTATAAGCAGAGCGATCGAAGGCGCAAAGGCTTGGCGTGGCTGAAAACCCAATTTTATATGGTGCTTTATGTATTTGTGCTATAGCAGTTTGATTTTTGTTTCTTTCGTAAAGAATATTTGCTCCACCTATTGGCACTAACACCAAATTATTATCATTATAGCCATCTGTGGTATATTGATCAAATTCATTTTCAACGATGACTTGGTCAGTACCAACATTGGATACATCTATATAAGCCTGAACTGTTGTCGAACCACGGACGAAAACATTCTTTGTAATAAGGCAAGATGGTGATCCACCAGAACCAGGCTCAACTACAAGAGGTATTGTATCAACATTGTTGATCCCTGAAAAGTAATTTTTACTGATATTAGCGTCTGCAGTAGATACCATACAATTATCATAGCCACATGGCGTTGAGCTTGGGTTTCCTGCAAAATTACCATAAGCAAATGTGTTGCCTTCAATAATTACGCCTGTAAGTGATGTATTAATACTCATGTTAGTACCCTATCACTTTATTCACAAATACGCCTATATTTGCCGAATTGGCAATTGTAAATCCTGGGAACAATGAAAAACTGTTTTGAAAATAAGGCAGTAAATAATTTGGGTTATATGCCGTGCATTTGTTTTCTTTTACTATAAATGTTGGTGTGTTTGCGTTAGAAAACAATACTCTATATGCTACGTGAATCCACGAAACATTATTATTATAGATTGACAAGTTTCCAACTATAAAGCCATTCGCAACGTCCGTAATTGCTTGGTCGCCAGATGAATCAATAAAGTTTCCATCTGCGAATCCGCTGTAAATATAACGGCATGTGTTTCTTGCTATTGACACACCATCTGATGGCTTATCTAAATTGAATATTATATTTGGTGTGTTATAAAGAGCCATATCCTGCTTGACCATTACATTTATGGCTCCGCAAGTGTTTCCTGCAATGCTTACATTTGTAGCTGCTATCAAATCATTGATAGCCGTTGTAATAGTGTCCAACGGAGATGCTATTACAATCAATTGGTTTTTGTTGCAATAATTATTTTCAATAACGCAGTTATTTAGTCTTGCGCCTGTTGATGATGTTGGCGCTATTGCTGGCGCTACGAATGCAATGACTGCCAATTGGTCGTCAGCTGCATATGAGGTCTCAAATCTGTTATATACCATTCTAACATTTTGCAAATAACAATTTGAAGACGCGAAGTTGAAGCCGATGAATGCATATCTATATTGATTTGACGAATTGAATATACATTCTTCAAAACCTATGTTGGTGTTTGAACTTACATTGCATTGCAACGCTGCAAAGCCATTAGGATTGGCTAAATTACATAAAGTTTGAGATGATGTATTATAACCATCAGTATACATGTAGTTGAATCTTACATTCTTGAAAAGCACATTATTTTGTAAATTGAATCCAGTTAAAGTTTGAATTGTAAAAGTTCCACCATCACCTTGGAACGTAATAACATCAGAATAGTTTAGCGTTTCAGGTGTTAGAATATTGAAATTTCCCTTCACGATAACAGTTTTCCCAAGCGTATTAGAGTTGGTAGTTGAAGAAACAAAACTCGTCAATTGATTGAGCCAGTTGTTTAACGCTGTGAATGAACGGAAACTACCATTTGTTGCTAATACGAATGGAGAGATAAGACCGCTATAACCTCCACCGATGTATCTACGAGCATCGCATGCTGATCCGCTTGTCTGCAATGATGTGAGTGTATATGGTGAACCTGACGCAGTTGTTGTAAGAATGCCAACTAGCGCCAAATCTTCTTGATTTTGAACAAGATCAGCAAGATAAGTTGCACGAATTGCGTAAGGAGCTGGCGACGGGGCACTTGGATTGAAGGCATAAAATATTCTCGTATTGTCTAATCCTGCATAAATGGCATTGCCGATGGTAAAATCAGTTGATGCGATAAGTTCAATTTCGCTCTTATCATTCACGCAAATGAACCAAGTGATTGTATAATTTGGATTTGACAAACTATTTCCAATAGCTTCTGCAATTATTGGGACGGATATTGATTGAGCGTTTGTTTGAATTATCTTGCCATTTACAATTGCTTCGCCACCATTGATAAATAATGTATTTGATAGGCTGCTTGGAATGCCAGTAATATCAAAGCCCCTTATAACACCGTTTTCGTTTAGAAGTCTTGTAGGGGCAGCAATATAATCAAGAGCAGATGTTGAGAATTGTTTTTCGCTGGTGTTACCAAATTGTCTTTCATCTCTCAAATAAGTAAGCGATTTATCAATATCATTTATTTGACAAGTGCCAAGCATCATCAATTCATCGTCAAGGCTTAATGTTGGGAAAAGTTGAATATCGATTACTTGTGGCGTTGATATTGTTGGTGCGGTATTAGTGAAGCTATAAATGAAATCAATATAATCTATATTCGTTTCATCATAGAATCTTACAACTTCACCTTGTTTTCCAATGATATTTGGTCCTTGATAAATTGCATTTGTGCCATTATAATAGCAAAGGTATCCATCATATACGCCATCGGATGTGAATGAGTTGATAAGTAGGCTTATTTTGCTAACATTAGAGTAGATGTATCCAACAAGTTTTGGAGAAATTTTGTAGATGTCGAAATTTACCAAATTTGGATTGCTGTAAAGAGAAATTTGTGGTGCGCCAACAGAAACGGTTGAACCGTTTATATTCATTCTTCCACGCTCGTGAGAGAATGTATAACCATCATCGTCTACAAGGATTTCAAAATGTCTCTTGTATACTTTGCTTGCCGTATTGCCGGCATCGAACACATTGGCATCGCTAAATGCAATTGAGT